GGACGTAGCTTTGGCGGTTATAACGGATTCTCCATTCGACAACTGTGCCGGAATACTGTCGCTCGTTCCTGTCCCCGGTCCTGTAACCAAACCACCTTCTGCAAATTTAGCACTTTTTACTATCTTAACAGCATTTGCAATGTTAGAAAGGATTGTTGCAATACCTGATGCCATTGTAGCTATACCAAGAATACCTTTCCCTGATTCAGCGGATACCATTTTTGCGATCGCCTTACCTGAATTGATGGCGATCTCTGCCAAAGCCAACATTTTGCTTGCCATAGCAAACCCTCTGTCAGACTCCCCAATTTGTTCTGTGAGAGCTACAAGACCATTTGTCACCTGTTCCATTGCTTCATATTTAGCTTGTTCTATTTCAATCTCCTTATCGCTCAGTTCTCTCTTGTCTTTCAGATAAGCATTCTGTGCTTCCAGCTTGCGAAGATTGAATGCTTCTATACTTTCACCTTCCATTTGCTGCAGGCTATCGAGCTCGGCTTTCTTTTGTTCCATCCTTATACGAAGAATTTCCTCTTCGTTATCATATGCTTGTGCGATTTCCGTTTCAAAGCGTATGCGCATGGCTTCCTGTTGCTTGTTGATAATATCCTGCTCATGAACTGTTGCCAGTTCGTCTATCTTGGTATTGTACTTTGCTTTAATGGCCAGTTTCATTTCTTCGGTCTGTTCTGTGCTGGTAAGTTCTGCCTCTTGTTGTGCTTGTAATTGTTGTATCTTTAACTGGTATTCCTGTTCGCTGCCTTCCTTGACCGATTCCAATTGCAGGGATATCATTTTTAAACGGTTCTCCAGTTCTTTTTTCAGCTCCTCATCGGACAACTTGCTAAGCTCCATAGATTTTTGTTGTTCCAAAGCCTTTATTTTGGCGTTGATGGCTTCACGAGCCTTGGCGGTAAGGTTCTCTTCTTGCTTTAAACTGATTTGCAAATCCTCAATCTGCCGGGAATAGTTCAATTCAATCTCTTTCCGTGCTTGTTCTCTCTTGTCTTTCACTAAGGCAAGCATAGCATCTTCTGCTGCCCTTACTGCTTCCAGTTCTGTTTGCTTTGCTTCCTTTGCTTTGTCTGCACCTTCCTGGCGGATAGAGTTTAGGGTGTTTTGCTGCTCTGTCTGACGGCCGTAACTATCTTCCATTAGCTCCTGAAGTTCGTTGAATTGGTCACGGAACACTTTAAGGTCTTCTATCGTACTATCTGATAATCCAAGTTTTCCTATTACTTCATCGGCTGTAATATCACCAGCTTTAATCTGCTCCATCAACTTGCGTACTTCATTGTTCATCTCGGTAAATCCAAGGGTGTTAGCCAGTCTTGCTTCTGCTAGTTCTGTCTGTACGGCAAGGTCCTTCTTCTCAATTTCCGCAGCCTTTTCCGCAGCTCTAATACGTTCCTGTGTGGATAGGGTTTGGTCATCTGCAGCTTTTTTCAGCTTCTCAATTTCAGCTCGGTTAGAGGCACGTGACATGGACAGCATGACTTCCCTCTTGTCTATCTCATTCAAGACTTCTGCCAGCTTCCACGCCTGTTTGGTTTCATTGACTATTTCATCACCAATACCAGCGAATATGGATTTGGCATCATTCCCCGCCTGTTTGAAGTTCCCGGTAAACAGATTCACTAAAGCACTTCCCAACTTGCCTGCCCGGTCTATTAAGACATTTACAGTGGCACCAAGAGCACCCATTATCTTATTGGCTGCTTCCACGCCCTTCTGTGTTTTGGTGAACCATGATACCAAAGATCCTAAAGCTACAATTAATACTCCAATACCAGTTCCAAGTAGAGCAACTTTCAACAGTTTCAAAACTTTAATCCAGCCGGTTGTGGTGGTCGAAACAGTAAGCATTTCTGTTTTTACTCCAGACAAATAATTTCTTACTCCACCCAAGGAGGTCACCATTACATTTATCTGCTGCACGAACGGGATATTGGCATTGGCGGCTTCCATTATAGCTTCCTTGTAATTGCCAACATTTCGGTAATACCGCTGTGTCTCTTCTTCAGCGCCCTTTAGAGCATCAGTAACCTCATTAATTCTGTTTTTTATGTTCATGCCTGTATCCGCATTTCGTTCCGCTTCGGATAAAGCATCGTATTCAGCCGTTAGGTTTGACAGTTTGGCACGGAGAGAAACAAGGCTGTTTTCTTGTGCCTTCTCCTGCTTGAGCTGATTTTGCATTGTTTTCGTTATAACACGTATCGAATCATTACAGTCGTTGATATAGGCTTTAGATGCCGCCATTTCTTCATTGTACTGCTGCCTTTTTATGTCTCCAGCCTTTAACTGTTCCTTCAGTTTCGCCTCTGCTTCTTTGGCTTTGTCGATTTTTGTCTGATACTCGGCTATAGCTTTGATAGCCTCATTATAATTCACTTTGATATCAAGTATCTTTTCTACTTTGTCTGCCATAATTTTAGATGTCTAATTGTAATAATTCAACATTTGCTATTCCTGTATTTTCTGCTGTAACGGATAGAATTGCATAATATTTCCCATATTGGGCCAGATATGCTGGAGTGGTCATATCTAAGTCTCTCAAGTCTTTTTCTGTTATTTCTATTTTTTCTTTAATGATTTTGGGGGTATACACTGCATTTTGAAAGCTTGTGTAGAATCTTTTTATGATATCTGTGAACGACAATTGTGTGAAGGTTCCATTTGATAGACCTCCATTGTTTTCCTCGAGAAGTATTCTTGGTTGAACTTTTTGCAGTTCAGCCTTTCCCTCTCCGTCATATTTGTACAATCGTATGAATGCTGTAATTCCTCTCATGTCGCATCCTGCAAATTTCAACTCTGCCATTTCTCTAGACTTCTCTAATGAGCTGATCAAGCAAGTAATTTCTCCACTGTAGTTGCCTTTTACCGTATCATCGTCTTTGTATTTAAGTATATTTCTTTGTGCAAAGCCATCGATAGTGAATTTCATTTCTTTAGGCTTGTTGGCCATATACGATGCTATTACCCGTCTAGTCCAATTGTACGCTTGTTCTTTTTTCTTTATGATATCATCGACAGACATAAATCTTATAATGTTCGTGCCTTCAATAGGATATGCAAATACGCCTAGCATGGTAGATATTGCTTTAATAAAATCAAGCTGTGTCATATCTGGCAAATTTGGTATAATGGGGTAATGACCATTCCCGTTAAGAATACTTTCGTCTGGTTGCTTGGGCGATACAAGGCTGTTTTCCATTCTTAGATTTATGATTCCATCTACACCGTTTGATACGTCTGCAATAAATCCGATATTTGTGAATCCAAACCGGATATCTGTACCTTTGTTTACTGAGTCAGACTCTACACCTTCGAACTCAAACGTAATATTGTAAGAGTTTCCTCCATTGCTTATTATATCCGTATATCCTATGTTGAATATTTCATTGTTCTCTCCGTTCTCAATATAATAAGCTATCATGGCTGCATTGCTGGGATAGAAAGAAGTTAAAGTATGTATTGATACTTTGCCTGAAGCATTGAGCTTTATGGAGTTTCCTTTTGTCTTTATTCCACTAATGAATGTGCCTTCGCTTAGCGAGCTTTTATTTACCGTTCCATAATATGATGAATATTCTTTATTTTCGAAGTAAAGTTCAATAGGCCCGGTTCCTTGGTTAAGGTAATATTTTGCATTCAACCACAGTTCATTCTTTTGAGAGAATTCCAACCCGTCATTTCTTGTCAGCAATGGGATAAACAGCTTGTTCAAGACTGCTTGCTGTTCACTTGGAAAAATGAATATCACATCATTATCAAGTGATATATGTTCTAAAATCCATGTTGCTTTAACTGCCGGATGATAGGGTAAATCTTTATCGGCTGAACGTATATTGTAATTTACTTTTGGGAAAAAGAAATCTCCATGACTATCATATTGGCTTACGTTCTTTCCGCTATTCCATTCGATGTAATAATCAGGAAATGGATCATTCCCTTGGCTTTCATAATGCCAACGTTCTTTTAAATCTTGCAGTTTTTTTTCTTCATTGGCAATACTTGAAAATTGTGTTGCGTTTCCCCATATTAATGCGGTTTCAAACACATCAGACGTGCCTATCAAGTATATTTTTGCCCCTTTGATAATTTCTACTCCGTTTCTTATGTATCTAGCGTCAAGGTAAAATGAAGCAACGGAATATTGGCAGGATGGCAGGTCTGCGTGAAGAAATGCAGACTGATTCCTCACTGTGTTTGGAAGTTTAATAGTGTAGCTTGTGTTACTTACAATTTTGCCTATATCGGTGAATATATTATTCTTGTATTTTAATGTGATATTGGTGCTGTCGTCCATATCTACTAATTTGTTGTTGGCACCGACATATAATAATTCATTTCTCATAAGCTCTGCACGTTAGTTTCAGGTAATATAATGTTCGCTTCAAAGTCTTGCAGTGATACCCGCTGTTTGACGAAATTTCCCACAGACACATTTACGGCCATCCATCTGGCGTTACCGTTATCATCATAGCCCATGAACATATCAACAACAGGAGATGTGGCCATTTGGTAAAGGAAGTCATAAGTTATGCTGTCTATTAATGGAGCGCATACGGGAAGTGTCGTTTCTTCCATTTTCCTTTGCTTTCGTCCGCTACCTCCATGGTATCCGTTCTTGTAACTGTAATCCTGCATATTGTTTCTGATGAACTCTCCGTCATTGGATACCTGCGAAGTCTCGTCTCCTTGCATGAATAGCCAGTAACACCACATTCCATGGCGGTTGATCCATCTCAAGTATATTCCACAGTCTGAATTGTCAACCTTACAAGTGATCTTTGTGGCCATATTGAGCAGCCCTCGGAAGGTGAAATCAAAGGTGTGGTCAAAAACAGATGCTGCCGTATTACTTCCAGGTAGATAAAATTCCACCCTGTCTGAAGCATCTATTCCAGCAAGAATGATATTCCATGCATTTTGTCCTGATAATGCGATAGGGGAGCTTTCGGAACCATCTATAGTTACTTTTACATTCCCTGATGTTGCAGAGTATAAGCCTACAGAGAATGGGTAGTTTTTGAACCATGTCAGCACTCGGCTTCCATTATACTGCTCTCCAACCTTACTGGCTCCCCACAATATGAATACGTTGAACTGGAAGCTGTTTTCAAGTGTTCCTGATTCGTTATACATATCAAGCTCTATGCTAAACAGACGTCCTAACTTACTATCTTCGGCGTGAATTGACTTGTAATCGACTTCTCTGTATTCGTCAAAATAGCTCTGCGTATAGAATGATAGGTCAAAGAAGCAGGAACCACCGAACGTCGCTCTGTTCTCTCTGTCTGATGTGGCTGTGGTGGTGTCCGTTACCGTTGCAGTAACAGATTGATAGTTTCCGCCAAGGATATTTATTATCACAGGATTAAAGCAGAATCCTATTTGGTCAGGATATTCAATTGTTGTATTATCTATCGTATGTGTTCTCATTGTCGAAATTCAGATTTATATGTTCAACTTCTGTTTCATATATAGCCGATACCCTGCTGGCTATATTGTCCACGGTATTTTCTAGATCACGGGAATAGATTTCCTCATGTTTTCTGTTTCGGTATAGTTCCGTTCCTTCCTTGGCTATCTTTCTAGCGACAAGGTAGGCGAAGGAATCGGGCTTCTTTACTTGTATACCCTTATCTTCCACCCATTGGCGGATAATCTTGTAAAATCCTTTCGGAACTTTCCCTGGCCCACGTCCGGTTTCTAGTACCGCGAATGCCTGCCTGCCCCACAAAACGCCTCCGTCCTCCGACATTTCTACTTTCAGACTGCCCTTTGTCCTTCCACTGGCTACTTGTCCGGCTGCTTCATGGTTGGCTATAATTCGCTTGCGTAACGCTTCCAGCTCTTCACCTATTATCCTTAGGGTTCCGGCTTTAGTTTCTGCTGCCATATACAATCTCTTTCACGCTCTTGTTGCAAATAACAGTACCCATTATCTCTTCTAACTTAAGTTGGATAACTATTCCGGTTACATTAACATCCAGCTTGTCATAGAAAACAGAATAAGGGATATCTCCTGATATTTCTTTGAACATCCCACTCCTGTTCAATAGCAATATGAATTCTTTGGCTTTATTCTTGCATCCTTCTATCACTGCATCATTTTCTGTGCCATCAAAATCGAACTTGGTTTTATCCATGAATGCCATCATACAGTTAGGGCAGTCTCTTAACTGCTGTCTGCCTAGATTAAAAGTTCCGCTTACAGGAAGGAGATTAAGCACTGCCGGCAATTTAATCTTGTCCAGTCTTATATTGGCTGTTTGCCAGTTGTCAAAAAGGTAACTTACACCCTCCATAGAGTCTACTATCTTTTTAATTTTTTGCTCTACCGTCATTTCTTCTTACTTAATATGTTTCTTAATCTACGTTCGAATCTTACTCTTTTGGCGTCCATGTCAAGACATTTATATACTCTGACCCATGGCACGCTGTCTACTTCTGCATGATCAGTGATACCCATGCGCTGTGCATAGTAATCAATCATGCCGAAAGGTCCAAAATTTAGCAATTCGGATCCTGCTTGCTTCTCTTCGGGTGTGGGTGGTACATTCGTCGACGCGAATAGTTTATTTATTCGTTCAACTTCTTTGGCCACCCATTGTACGAATCCCAGTACATCGGTAGCTGGAAGTTGGGATATATAACGTTTACTCAGCCCCATCAGTACAGTACAGGG